AAATGTAACCTTTTGGCTTTGCCTTACCACCAGTGTATACATAATCACCTCCAGGTGTTGCTACACTAGGAATAGTTGGAAGCACCGGTACCGGTAATGGAGTAGGTGTTCTCAATCTAGGTGGCGGAGTCACTCTCTGCGGTTGTGTTCTACCTTGAGGTTGTACTCTACCTTGAGGTTGTACTCTACCTTGAGGTTGTGGCCTTAAGTTTGGCTTTAATTCAGGCTTTAATTCAGGCTTTAATTCAGGCTTTAATTCAGGCTTTTGATCAGGCTTTTGATTAGGTCCTGGCTTCGTTCCTGGTTTGGCTCCTGGCTTAGTCTGAGGTTGTGTCTTACGTTTAGGTTGTGTCTTTTCTTTTTCACGTTTTTCTTTTTCACGTTTTTCTTTTTCCTTACGTTTCTTTTCGTCCTCTTTTTCTTTTTCCTTACGTTTTTTGTCGTCATCCTTTTTAGGATCTTTTTTAGGAGTATCCTTTGGCTTTTCCTTTGGAGTATCCTTTGGCTTATCACCAGGCTTTACAGGCAATGGTGGTTTATCTACTATCTTGCCTGGATCTTTAGGATCTCTTTCACGTTTTTTATCAGGTGTCTTTTCAGGTTCCTTCTTTGGAGGCACATTATCATTGTCAGGTTTTTCCTTAGGTTTTTTAGGATCAATTTTAAATGGATCCACTGGATCTTTTTCGTCAGGAGTTTTCTTAGGAAATGGTATAACTTCACCTGGTTTTTTCTTTGGTTTTGGTTTATCTGGACCAGGAATTTTTACTGGTGGTACTTTTTTTGGTTTGCCTTGAAAATATTTTATAATGCTAGGTCCAACATCTGCACCAAATCTATATGCATCATAGGCCAACATTGCAATATTAGTAACTGGAGCCGCAGGTCCACTTACTGCTGTACCAACAGCATGTCTGGCTCCTGCTTTTGCAAGCCATTTACCTATTGCCGCGGCAACACCTGTGCCTGCAGGTCTGTTGTTGATTTGATTTCTCAACTGTCCTTTTTCAGCACTGGTCATGGTCTTGCCACTCTGCTGTTCAATTGCGGCAATGGCTCTGTTTGCCTTTTGCATTCTAATTCTGTTCTGTTGCATTTTCTGTCTAGCAGTTAATTTTTTTGGTTTCTTGTTGTCATTCGCTGGTGCATCACTTCTATCACCTGCATCAGGAGTAGGTTCTATATTAACTGCAGGTTGTTCGCTGACTGCTTTTTTTAGTTTAGGATTAGGAATCTTTTTAATAGGTTGTTTGTCTAAGAATTTTCTATAAGCATCCATGCCACTTCTATTTTTTAATGATGCTATTCCTACTTTGCTGGGCACAAACATTAACTGTGATTCGTTTCTGCTTCTATCATAGGATAAAAAGTCTTCGTAACTGATGTACATGTCTGTATCTGGATCGTAATATTCACCTTCTACTGGATCATAGTACAACACTTTACCACTTCTTGTCATATATGGACCTTCAAGATCATCTCTGTCTTGATATCTATCCACATCCATATCGGGAAGTTTGTAATAACCTTCACCAATCAACAATATCATGTCACCAATGTTCTTTTTACTATTTTTTGGAATAGGATTAATTTTTAATTGTGCTTGTTGTTCTTTGCTGAGACTCATTGGTGGTAGGTGTGCAGAGTTTAAACTGGATTTTGCTTCTCTGTATGCATTCTCGCCACTGTATCTTCCAACAATTTTGTTGTCTAAAGACAGCACATAATCATATACTTTGCTTTTATTTTCTTTTATCCTTTTGAAATCTCTAAATCTCATCACTTACTCCAGTTTTTTACAGCACTAAAATTCTGTCTGCTAAATTCTAATCTATCCACTAACTTTACTGCGTTGCCTTCACTACCAATTGCCACAAACCCTTCTGGATTTGTAACTTTATATCCTGTGTCTGTTCTAACTAATGTACTGATACCATCAATCCTGTTGAGTTTTTTGATCAACTGCTCCTTGAGTGCAATAAGATCTTTGTATACTGCAAGAGCATTAACAATACCAGGAAGGTTATCTTTTATGTATTTATTTTGATTGTTTATTAAATCCATACGTTTTTTCACTGCTGGTGCTTGGGGATCTTGGTTTTTAAGTTTGCTGATATCTTTTTGTATGTACTGTTTGTACCATTCCACAAAGTCATTTGCAAATGACTTGGGATCAGCAATCTGTGTTTGATCTGTTTTAATTCTACTGTTCACATACTGTTGAAACAATTTTGCATATTCTGGATTGCTGATTGCTTCAAAGTCTGCTTTGTTCATTGCATCATTGGTTGTTGCAATTCCCATTTTAAGTGTTGCATTTTCTTGATCTGTCAGTGTTGCAACTCCACTTACATCTTTATAGGTTGCATCATCAAACCATACATCATTTGTTTTGTTTAATCCACTGATGTCTGCACCAAAACTTGCAGTCATATCCTCTAGATTGTCACCTGTGTAAGTGGTGTGAAATATTATTCCCATTTTACTGGCATTGATTTTTTTACCCAGTTCACTGTCAACAGGCACTGCATATGTAATTGTGTTTGGTTGAAACAGTATGCTTTCGCCATCTTCCATGTCTTTGGTTTCGAGATCTTTGTCAATGTACATTAGATCTCCTTGCAACACATCTTGTATTCCAAGTTTACGCAAATGTTCAAATGCGTATGCCAGTTTTTCTCTTACACCTTCTGAACCAAAGTTCTGTAGATCAGCACTGCTTTTTACCAATTTGGGGTTTGCATTGAAAACACCTTTTGTGCTCACAAAAAATTTGCCGTCACTTGGATCAGTTCCAACAAATATTGCAGGTGCACCGTCCCATTTGACAGTTACATTGCTCTGTCCAGTTGACCCTTGTGCTAACATATCCCTGACACTGTCTACATACTGCAAGGCACTTTTGGCACCTTTTTGCCCTTGAAGAAACACAAGGTCTTCCAAGTGTTCAAGGTGAAGGTTCTTGCCTTCTTTATTTTCAACAATCATCCAACGGATTGGCTGTTTAAATTCTACTAGTCTCATTGATCTTTTGTCTTTTTAATGCCTCTTACAAATTTCATTGCATCTTGACCTTTGATGCTGTTGATAAATCTATTGCGAAGGTCATCAGCCACAGCCTCATCATAGTGTTCATAAAGTTCGTTGATAAGATTAATACTGCTCTGTATTATACTTTCTGCACGACTTTCAAACACATGACCACGATCTTTTTCAGATATCATGCTGTTGAGTTCTTGTAGGATACTTCTGGTTTGTTTTTTCATAACGCTTCCTATTGTATGTTGTATTTATGTTAATTTACACTATAGCACAAATGGTTGAACCTGTCAATTACACTGATAAATATGTTACAAATGCAAATAAAAAAACTCAATGAATACTTTTTTCAAATAACTGATGTTTTTGATCTAAGTTTCTTACATCAAGTTAAACAAAACATAGATTCTATATCACTAGGACAAACACTATATGATGGTCATGGTGTTGTAAGAACACAACTGCCATGGCCAGTGTTTGATGTACCACAGATTGAACCTATACAGACTGTGGTTGAACAACACATAGGCAAAGTGTATCCAAATGGACTTATGATGTGGAAAGATGCTCCAGGATACTGCAATGATCTACACAAAGATCACAGTGTAAATCTCAGTGCTAATGTACAGGTGTATGTTGGTCATGGCATAAGTGAAGGCACCAGTTGTTACATAAATGATACATGGTACACAGTACCCTATAAATACAACACAGGTTATATAATGATTTCTCCTACAGATTATTTACACGGAATGAAACAACCAAGTCAAGAAACAAGATACAGTTTATATCAAAGTTTTAGAAAAACACCTGAAGAAGTAAACGATTGGTAAAATATGACAACTCAAAATAAATTTTTTTGTGTACTGCCTTTCTTTGCACAAGAGGCTGGTATTGCACCAGACAGTCCATGTTGTCTGTTGCCAAGAGATGAGGATATACCAAAACTTAAACAAACCATGCTGAACAATCAAATACCCAAAGGTTGTTTTCATTGCAGTATACCAGAAAGTCAAGGACACAAAAGTGATAGACAAATTAAAAATGAAACACTAGATTATTTGTGGGACAAAGATATCAAAGAGATAGAAAAGATTGCAATAGCAGGTGAAAACAAAACCAACTATCTCAAACTGTACACATCAAACATATGTAATGGTGCTTGTGTCACCTGTGGTGGTAGTTTAAGCACAGGTTGGAAAAAATATGAAAAACTTGCAGGTATATATAAATCAACAAAAGTAACACCGCACAAAGAAATAGATAGACTAATACACAAAGATTTAATATTTGTAAGCATACTAGGTGGTGAACCTTTTTATGATAAACTTACTGCTTATACTTTACAAAAATTAATTGACTGTGGGAACACAAACTGTCATTTAGACATTATCACAAACACCAGCACAATACCAACTGATGAACAAATGAATTTGCTGTTGCAGTTTCCAAAACTAACACTAACCTGTAGTATAGATGCTATAGAAGATAAATTTGAATACATGCGTTTTCCTTTGAAGTGGAGTGATACACTAAAAACACTAGAAGTTTTCAAAAGCATGCCAAATGCACAACTGAATGCAAACATTGTTGTCAGTAAATTAAACATACTGTATCTCAAAGAAACAGAAGATTGGTTAAGAAAACAAGGACTGAGTATTGCATACAGTTATATACAAGATGATGATCCATATTGGGAAAGTCATGTGTTGACAGAAGCACAAAAACAAAAAGTATTACAAGCAAATGAATACAACGAACATGTAAAAACATTGTTGTACAAAAACAAATTTGCACCTGAACTGATGGAACAAGGTTTGCTTAAATTAGAATGGCAGGATAATGTAAAAGGTATAAAGTTAAAAGACAAAATGCCTGAGGTGTATGAACTGTTTACAAATACCTAGCATAATATTTTTCTAGTATTGGAAATGTATCTAACCAATTTTGATTTCTGATTTTATCAAACTTTTCTATTTCTTCTATCATTGTTTTTATTTTATGAGAATTTTCTTTAAACTTCCAAGGCATTCCTGGTGTGTGTTTAAAGTCATCATAGTATTCTTGAGTCATATTACTTAGAGCAAATGATCCATTTGCATAATGATTTGTAAAATGGACTATATCACCCATCCTATTTTCACTGAAGTTTTCATCACGCCAAGTTTGTAGTCTATTTCTATATGGTAAATTAAAAATACTTGTTGTTTCTTCTATTAGAAACATGTGATTAGGTGGAATGCTATCTCTCATATCTAACATGTTTGCTGTGACTTGATCCCATTTTCCGGGCCAACGCAAATATTCAAATTGTTCTGCAACACCGTCTATACTAAAATTTAACTGTATTAACCAATATTTTTCCAGTATTTCATGTGCATACTTAGGTATAGGTCGACTACCATTTGTTTGAAAACATAACTTTACTTGTTCTTTACAAATTTTAGGTACTCTACTTGCAATGTAATCAGCGACCCTCCAATAGCCAGTTCCTAGTAGTGTTTCTCCACCACAAAAAGTAATATTCTTTAAATTACTTAGATCTAGATCATCAAGTATTGCAATCATTTTATCTGCATCATTTGTTGCTGTTGGTCCTATATATGAAATATTATTATCTTTCAAATGTTTTTGCCAAAATGTGCTTAAATGCGGACCACATGATCTACATGCAAAATTACAACCTATATCAAACTGTAGATCTAATCTTACAGGTCCAGAAATATTAGATTTTACATGTCCAAAACCTTTTAAACTTTCCCATCTATAACTAGATTCATACTCGCCTGCATCTTCACTTGCTTTGCAAACCAAACAACCTGTATCCCACTCTCCTCTATCAAACTTATCTCTTAGCAGTTGCAGATCAGGTTGATTCCATACGTTCTCACCGTGTTCTACTTCTAGACGTCCAAAAAAATTAATACGATTTGATTTAGGATGATCATCAGGATACGGTCCTCGTCTAATACAACATTGTTGTAGTCGTATTTTATCTGTGCTTTTGATATCTATAGATAATGCACCGGCGGCAAGCGGACAGTGTATATTGTTCATTTTTTTCCATTAATTGATGTATTGACCTATGCCATAACCTTTAGCGTCATAACATTCTACATACTTGCTGTTATTACTTATCTTAACTTTTCCACTGCCTACAATTACATCGTGGTCTCTGTAACTGAAAGGCTTTTTAATTGTTATATCTATGTATTCACCGTTGTTTATTCCTAGTGTTACAAAAGTTACATAATGACCTTTTGGTCCTTTGAATACTCTACCATTTGCTACCAGTCCTGCAAAGTTTATTCTTTCACCCCAAGTTTCTTGCACAAACATGCTAGGCATAAATTCTGGTTGTGTCCAATAACCATAACGTTTGTATTGTGTTTGTGGTGACTCTGTAATGCCATTTGGATATCCTAGTTCACGTAGATCCCATCCTACATTCTTGGCTTCTGTTTTGTGTACCCAACGTCTGTAACTGCCTTGGCAATGTTTCAGTGCTGACTTCCAAAACTGTTTTGGGTTGTGTGCCTTTTGATATGCAAGTGCCCAGATTAATCTACCCAAGTTTACTGCATGGGCTCTACACAATCCAAAATTACCCAGTCCGTATAATTCTTGTATAATCTCCGCCTTATTCTCACTGTCTCCCATGCGTTCCATAAACTGCATAACACGTTCTTCGTCACGTTTGGCAAACGCACGACGATACATATCTGCTTCATACATATCACAACCTATAAGTTTGGATATCTTGCGTATTGCATCATCTTCATATACAATAGTATCATCTAATCTTTGTTCTGTCCAATCTTGAAAGAAACTTGCTTTCTGTCTACCTGTAGTTGCTACTGGTCTTATCAGTGCTGTAGCAAACACACAATCATTTTTGCTTTTTGGTTGTATTGCTTGAAACAATCTTCGCATGGCTGGCGACTCTGCTTGTGTAACTCCTATAACATCTCCATTGCAAAGCATTTGACTTGTATCATAATCTTCTTCTGGGTATGCTTCTAATGGTGTTTCTGGATCTATATCCAGCAGTTGACTGAGTCCTCTATTTGCAAGTATGTCTATTTTTAAATGTTCTAAGTCTTCAACTTCTCTTTTGTCTAACAGTATCTGATGATCTGCATTCACTAAACTTTTTGGAAACTTGTGTTTAAAAACTAGTACTCCTCCACAGTGTTTTGATATTGCTCTTTTTTTACCTAGTAGTTTTTTTTGTATTCTCATTGCCTCTTCCTTGTCTATATCTAAATCTTCGAATTTAAAATTTCTAGGAAGTCTACCAGACGCACCCAATCTACGGGCCGCTTCACGTTTTGCACTTTTCTCTTTGTACATAACATAATTGCTTATCCTAGCACTCCTATTGGGCCAGTGTGCAAATATTCTCTGCATAACTGTACCCTGTTGCCAGTGAGGAAAGTCAATATCTACGTCTGGTAAATCATCCCTTAATGGATTTAGGAATCGTGCTAGTGGAATTTGCCAACGAATAGGATCAACATCTGTAATACCTAAAAGGTAACACACAAGACTTGACCCTGCACTACCTCTGGTCATGTGGGTGATGTCTTTTGTTAATTCTAATACGTCGCAAATTGTTATGAAGTAATCTGTGAACCGGAGTTTGATGATAATCTCTAACTCTTCGATCAGCCTAGATTGGTACTCGGTGGAGTTTGGTATTTGCCTTATGAATCTGCCAAGTAATTTTTCTATTTGAGCCTTTGCGTCCTTTGGGATCTTCATTATGTGCCTCGATCTTGCCTAAATTGCCTATTCACACATCAGTGTGCATTTTTATTTAGTCAAAGACAAAATCAATTAGTAATTTTTTGAATTATTATTCTACTTTTTTTAATCCTGCCAGCATGTCTTTTAATTTACTGCTTTGTACACTGGCTGTTATTTTAGACACATCTTCATCACCACTGTCAGACTCTACAGGTTGTTTGTTTTTGATTTGATCATAGATACTACTGGTCTGTTTCTTAAACTGTTGGTACTCTTGATCCTCGCCCAAATCACGAATACGTAAACTTTCTATATCAAACTCTAAATCAATCTTTTGTCCAACTCCACTACTGCTTCTAGTCTTCATAAGTTGTATTTGATATCTTCCACGTTCTCTCATTGCTCTGCTTGTAAATATACCAAACACATTATCAGCAGTATTGATCTTACTGAGTCCACCTGCAATGTGGCTATGATCAAATTCTATTTCTTCTACTGCACCTCTGTTCAACTGCGAAGCAGTAACAAACACACAGTTAAGTTCTTTGGCCAAGTTACGCAATTCTTCACTTACATATTTGTCTTTAACAAACAAATCATTTGGTGACACTTTAGCACTAACAGGCATGATCAAATCCAAATAGTCCACTAATAAAAAGTCAAGTCTTTTGCCACGTTTGATCTGTAGTTCTTTGAGATAACTTCTAATATCATTTACTGTACTCTGTGCAGGCATGTATTTTATCTGTAGTTCACCACTTTTCTTTCCCACCATGCGGACTTTCATTTCAACAGTATCAATGTCCTTGAACACATCTTTTGTGCTGACATTGGTCAACATACTGTCTATCCTCATAGCACTCAATCCTTCACTAAGTTCTAAACTGAGATACACACCATTCAATCCTGCCAAGCACCAATTCACTGCCAAGTTCTGCATGAATAAACTTTTACCACTACCACTTCCACCAGCAAATATATTCAGTTCACCTTTGTTCATGCCACCAAACAGTTTTCTATCCAGTGTTGGCCAGCCTGTGCTGATCTGTCCATTGTTGTCTTTGAGTGCAGTAAGTCTTGCTCTTGGATCAGCAAAATAATCTGTGCCCATGTCTTTTGTAAGACTGATCTGCACTGCATCTTTCACCAACTTTTCTACTGGTCCATAATCACCTTTTTCCAACAGGTCTGCACTTTTAAGTATTGCTCTTTCAAGTTCTTGTCGCCTTGTGAATGCTTCAAACTCTGTTAAGAACCATTCATTGTGACTTTCTACTGCATCAGGAATAGGCTTTAGTTCTACACCAGTCACTGCTTTGATCTGTTCTGCTGTTGGCAACGCACCATGTTCATCACTGTGCGTTTTAATAAACTCACTTGTATCTTTTAAACTTCTGTCAAAGTTATCTGGATTGTAAATGTTTTGCACACGAATATAATTCTGTGCATCATGTAATAACATTTCTAAAAATAACTTCTGCAGATCTGGTGTGTATTCTTTCATTCTTTATCTTTCTTATTCATGTATTGTACTATCATATCAGCATAAAGTCTATGACTTTTCACTCCTGGGTGAATATCTTCTGCACTTACATCATCTATGCTCATACTTCTTAAACTATTACTAGTGTTTATCCAATTTTTTTCATCATCAACAAAACTCAAGACATCATTATATCTTTTGGTTGTTTTTGTAAAAGGAGGTGTCATATACTCCTGTTTAATATTCATCAGTCCATTTATGTAATAAACTTTTTTATTCAAACAATTTGCCAAGTTATCTAATATGTTTACGTATTTTTTTAGATTAGTAAAGTCATCAAAATCATTTTGTACAATCTTGTAAACATCTTTAAATATATCCCATAATTTTTTTGGAATCTCAAAATTTGATTGCCAGGGCTCATTTAATGAGATTGCAATAGGTACTGCTGTACTTGTAAAATGTGCTCTGCCAGATGTCGTCCATTGCACTATAATCTGTTGGTGATCTACAAGTGCCTGTACTGCATTTTCAAATATCTGTTTGTTACTTGCACCACACTCTCCTAAGTTTATACCTTTCAATATTCCTGGAAAACTAAGTGACCTATCTTGTAGTCCATGACCATATGTAAAACTACATCCTATAAATGCTGTATCTTCAAACATAACGTTTTCTCTTCAAATTAATTTTAAGACTGCTTGTTTCTTTTGCATCTATAATACTTTTTAGTGTAAACAGTTTACCATATCTTACAACTGCATCATTTACATCTTTGACATCATTTTCCCATTCAGGAAAACTAACACTCCAACCATATTCCAGTGCGGCATCAATCAAACTTCCTCCTGCTCTGTCATGATCAGGCACTAGTATAATTTCTCTGCTAAGTGTGTCTATAATCTGTGCTTGTGTTTCGTTGCATGTATTTCCTAGTGTACTGATGCCGCCTATACAAACTGCATCTAGTACTCCTTCTGTAAGTATTGCTATCCTGCTATCGTTAAACTGATTATCAATCCCATAAACAAAATTAGGGTCATGATTTGTGAAATATTTGGGTCTGGTAGCATCATCAACTCCTCTTGCAGTAAAACCTATCTGTACACCTTTCCATGTAAAAGGTATAACAACTCTTCTGTTCAATCTACCTGCTGTGGTGTTGCTCCAAACACAACTGCTCAATGGCAAACATCTGTCCTTTGCATACTTTTGAATATCTTTTGGTGCTTGTGATAGTGGAACATTGTTGGGTATATCTCTTGGTTCAAAACTGACTTGTATTTCCTCTACATCTTGTTCTACAACATCAACTGTGTCTTTTATTCTCAATGCTTCGATGTTCAACATCTGTATTGTGTTGGTGTCTACGCCCATCCATTGCAGTAACCTTCTAAACTTCAAACTAATGTGCCTACCTGGCTTCCATCCAGTTTTAAAATTACAGTTAAAACAATGATAACTGATTGCTTCACCATCAGTGATTATTCCGCCTCTGCCTCTGCGGTCTTGTGTTTCACCATTGTGATGACAACAGACAGCATTAAAACTAATCCAACCTTTACTGCTGGTTTTAGTTTTGCCAGGAATCGCACTGATAGTAGTAGACTGAATATTATTCATAGTTGTAGTGTAACACCAAATTGGAGTTTTGTAAACCTAATTATGGTCTGTATAATACTTTATTGAGTGTACCAGATGTGGTGCTTCTTTTGAATCTTACTGCACTATAAACACCTGTAAAATTAACAAACACAGGATCACTCTGTGCTGTGTAAGTTTCTGTACTAATTGTTACAAAGTCATCATCATTTAAACTTTGTATTGTAGGATTTAAACTGGCCTGTACTTCCAAACTACCTGTGAACGCACTGCTAAAGAAAACTTCTGCTGTATGCACTGCGGCATTTCTGTTTATTATTTCTTGTAGATAAATGGTACTGCCTGTGTCTCCACTTCCAAATGTTTCTTCTGAACTGATTTTAAAAGTAGGATAAACACTGTCAACAAATTCTAAATTACCACCTGCACCATAGGCATCG